CTTGAACTGGGAGGAGCAAATAATACGTCCATAGTAACTTTCCAAGTTCCAAATGTAGTATCATCATTATCGTAAAAATTTGCAGTATTATTTGGACTTGGATCTGTTGTTGGAGGATCACCTAATATTGTTTTTGTAGCTGTTGCACTTATATCTTGTATTGGACGAAGAAGGTATGATCTGTGTAAATCTAACGCTGTAAATAACACATTCTTATTAGAATCAACTGTTCCTTCATAATCGTTTGTTGATGTATTTTGTATATCATCTAATGGAACGAACAATGGAAGCCCAGTAGAGCTAAAAGAATCTTTTAAAGGATAGTGTAATCTACCATCAGTAACTGCTTTATGTGCTAAACAATTATATCTTCCATTATTTAGTGTATCTACTGTAACTGGAAAGCACTTAGCTGGACTGTATTGTATAAATTGAGGACTTGAAACCGTAGAGGTTATTGGTGTACCCTCTCCATAAAATGTAGGAAAAAAATTACCAGCAAGACTTGTATACTCAGGTATTTTTAAAAAGTCTATTGGTGTTCTTGCTGCTATTTCTATGCTTACAACATCTTGATTTTGCAATTTTACAGACTTTAATCTACCAGTATAAATAGTATTTTCTTCGCCACCTACTCTTGATTTAACAACAACATCTCTGTTAATATATTTTCTTGTGCCACCATAAATTTCTTCTGCTAATGTAGCGTTGCTATGATTAGAAAGTTGTCCATTAACACAACTAATACTTATATTTCCTACCTTAGAGGAAGATTCTTTTAAGTCGATACTTTCTCTTATTGAGGGAAAAGATGTAATCAGTGAATGGTATTGCGTAGCACCACTTCCAACCAATGCAGTTGCAAGTCTTATGTATTGCGTATTAACAGAGCCATCAGTATATGTGTTGTTTCGTAATTCAAAAATCCACTCTTCTTTTATAGTAGAAGTAAGAGCATTCTTATAATTGGTTGAAGCAGTTAAAGGCATTACGCAAGATTTCTTCTAATTGAGTTTTCTATNTCTGGTANTAAGTTATCTCTTACAAANTCTTGTGTNCCAATAACATTACCCATAATATTTACAGTAACTCCAGTACCACCACCTGCNTCACCAAAGTCTGGACTTGATANAGGNGTNATGTCTACTCGTTCTCTACCACCAGCGTTATCTCCAACCATAATCATTTGTTGTCCTCCAGTTATGAAAGAACCACCACGAGCAAACGCTGGAGGTTTTTGTCCAGCAATTAAACCTGCTTGAGCTGCACCAGATGCTATGACCAAAGCTCTTTGTGCTTTCAAAGCCATAGCTCCTGCTGCTGCTTTACTTCCAGCAGCTACATTTCCTACTGCAAACATTGATGCTGCTACGCCCTTTAATTCTTCTTGCATATCTTTTAACTTAGAAGCAGTAGACATAGAACTTAAAATTACTTTAATAATTTCATTAGCTTGATTTATTTTGAATATAGTGTTTTGTTGTTTTTGTAGATGTTTTAAAGCATCTTTTTCCATATCTTGTCTTTTTTCTGCACTTGCATTTCTATAGGCATCGGTATCTCTCAACGCAGAAAGTTCTGCTTGTTTTTGAGCATTTATATTTTGTTGTGCCATATTAAGAACTTTGTTGAAATGGTCATTAAATAACTGTTCTCTTGTTTGTAGTCTTAATATTTCTCCTTCGTCCATTATTTTTTGTTCTGCTTCATTTAATTCTCTAAAGTTTGAGTAAGCAGCTATTAAAGCATTTGGATCAAAAGAAAATGCAAACCCTAAGTCTACTTGTTCTGCTTTTGTTTTTGCTATTTCTTCTTCAAGTCCTGCTATTTTTCTTATGGTAGCTTCATATTTTAGTGCGTGTTCTATTGATTTTTCTGCTAATTCTTTTTGATTTTCTAATGTATCTCTGCGTTCTATATCAAATGCCAACGAATCTTTTATTGCTGTTAATATTTCTTGATATTTAGCTTCTCCCAAGTTTTTAACAATTTTTTCTTCATCTTGTAGTGCTTTTGTTAAAGATGTTTCTTGTGCAGCTATTTTATTATTAATATCAATTAACTCTTTTTTAGTTGGAGCTATTAGTTTATTTGCTTCTGCCAATTTAATAGCATTACCTTCTTGTTCTATTTGTTGTAATTTTATTTTTTCGTTTGCTAATTCTAAATCAGCAGTTTCCTGGTTTAATTCTTTTAATTTTCTAATTGTTGTTTCTTGTGGCGTTTCATTCATTTGTTTGAAAAATTCAGCTACATCTGAAAAACTTTCTGCAAGTCCTTGAACAATTCCTTTCATTACTATAAAATCTCCAATAGCAGCTTTCATTCTTGTAAATGCGTCTGCCATATTAGAAACTGCACCAACCATAGTTTGAGAAAGTTTGTCTGTTGCTCCTGCAATACCAACTTCTGGATCAAGCAAAGTTTCTTGTAATGCTTTTCTAAAAGCTGGTAAAGTCATTTTAGATAAATCATCAATACCTTTTGTATCACGAATAAGTTGCAATATACCTCTTTCACGAAGTATGTCTGCTGCTCCTGCACCACCAGCAAATGCTCTACCAAGTGCTTGTGCTGCTTCAGTAGCAGTTACACCCATAAACGCTGCTAAGTCAGCAGTAGGTTTAATCATTTCCTCTGCATTTGTACCAAATGCTTTTAATGCTGCACCAGCTTCAACAACATCTGTTAATGTAAACGGTGTAGTTGCTGCTACTTGATTAAATTTTTGGAATGCACTCTCTCCTGCTCTAACAGAACCAAACATTGAATTAAGTCTTACCTGAACAGCTTCAAATTGCATAGAGGTTTGTATAGAGCTTCTAATACCTGCTGCCATACCACCAAATGCAAATGTTACAAGAAGAATTTTATTTCTTAATGCTCCGATGCGTCTTTGCAAACCTGAAGTAGAAATACGAAATCTGTCTTGTGCTTTAGCATTCTTTTTTAATTGAACTTCTAATGCCTTATTACGCATTCTTAAAACTCGTAATTGCTCTTTCAACTTAGCAATTTGCGTAGAAGTTTTTAACATAGCAAAACGATGTTTTTCTTCAGCTTGTGTTAACTGCTTGAATGCTTTAACTGCTTTAAGATTTGCGTTATTGAATTGTCTTTGGTTTCTGGAAAGAGATCGTTGAGCTGTAGCCAGCAAGTCTAATTTTTCTAAAAGTTTTTCTGCACTACCACCAGTAGTAAATTTTAATTGTATTTCTAATTGTTTAGCCATTTTTTATTTTATTATATTGTTCTGATTGTACATAATTTAACATTTTTTCTATAACATTGCACTTATCAATCCATTTTTTTGGTTGATTTCCGTATGATCCTTCATACGGAGGTACTTTCATCTTCTTACAATAGGTATATCGTTGTATATCTCGTTGATATTCTCTGCTAATAAAGTGATTAGGACAAGCAAAAAATGGTAGGTGTGATTTAATACTTTGGTGTAACTCGAACTTTCGTTCTGATGTTTTGTTATGTTCTTCTAATTCTTCTTTTAAGAGATTGATAACATACCATACATCGTCCATAGATGTAAAGGTGTGAACGCTGTTATTCTTTTTTAGAGGTAACTTAGCTTTATATGGAAAGGTAGAATATTTGCAACCCTCACACCAATCATCTATCAATATATTTAACTCAAGTGAGAGGGATTCTATTCCCCCAAGCTATTGTATTCCTGAATAGCAAGTTGTAATTCTACTCTATCATTTATAGATAAAGATTTAATAAATTTATCATCTGCACCTTTCACACCATTTCTAATCCATAGTGTACTTAATGCAAATTGATTTTTAATTACTGATTGTCCATCTACTTCTTCAAATTGTACAGAATCCATACATTTGTCAAAAGCGTCTACAGACATTTCTATAAGGGTAGCTTTATTGCCACTCTTAAGCGTTATTTTTTTAGACATCGATTATCCTTTATTTGTTTTATTCTTCTGTTATTGAAACAAGATTACCTGATGTACCAGCAACTGCTTTTGAGCTAACTGATAAGAACATTGCTTCCTCTTCAGAGAAACTAACATCTGTAATAATAGAAGTAGGCATTGACACCCCTACATTTCTTGTTGATGATGTTAATGCTGCTAAAGTGTTTGCAACTGTACCAGTTGACTGATTGTTGAAATCTTCAACTAATCTTGCTGTTTCGTCATCGTATTTTATACTTGCTTCAAATGTTGCAGAAACTTCTGGTAAAGCTCTTGCAATTACTTGGTAGCTTCCTGCTGCGTCAAAGCCCATAAATTGAGCATCGTTTTCAAGCGTGAAGCTAAATGATTTTAAAATTGGATCTGCAATACCTGCAATGGTTGTATCTGCTCCTGATCACCTGCATCGCCATAATCTGACATAAAGTAATTAGAGTTAAAGTGAGCTGTACCATTTGAAGGTGCTAAATCTGTTGGCGATAAATCTGGAACCATACCTGATTTAAATGTTCCTGAAAATTTAACTCTTCCTGACTCTTCGCCAATATCTGCACTAATAGAAAGTGATGTTAATACACAACCACCAAATAGCATTTGATAGCCACTTTGTGGTGATTCAATTAACACGGTAAAAGTACCAGTGTTGTCAGAATATACATCGCCTACTTTAATTTCTGTTGGATCATAGTCAAACTCAATATCGTAAGTAGAAGAAGTTTCTTGAGTGATGTTTTGTAAAAGCACTGGTAAGATAGTATCATCTGCGATACCTGAAAAACTTATTTCTTTTACAGTTAATTTATTTGTTAAGAACATATCAACTGCTTTTAATGTTCTACCAGTTCCGTGTCTTACATCTAAAACCTGTTGTGGGTTTAATGAAGGAAACTCAATAGAGTCAATATTAATATAATTAAATGTTCCGTTACCTGCTGCTTGAATTGCAGTACCTGCTGCTGTTTCAGGAGCTATCGCTAACTGAAAATCTTTTGGACTAAAACTTACTTTACTGTTCGCCATCGTTCTTTACCTCTTTTTTTACTTTTGACTTAACTTCTTCTATATAATCTTTTGCTAATTCTGGCACAATATCTAATTCTACTGATTTACCATTGTTTAATAAATACCATTTTTCTTTTCCTAATTTCAAGAAACTTGGTTTGCGTGGCATTAAGCCATCTTTTAATTTATATTTTTTTGCCATAATTAACTCCTTACAATATAAAAAAGTCCATCTGAAGTTACAAAGAATTTATCATTAGATGTAATAAATCTTACAAACTGCTCGTGTA